CGATGAAGTCAGTGATGTTCGCCGAAAGGTCGTTGCGGTTGAGCCACGAAGCCACCGCCGTCTGCAATTCTGTGTAGTTGGTGATGCTCATACCTTGCCCTTCCACACCCGGAAAGCAGACAGATCAGGGTCGTTCAGCATCCGGCGCATGTGCTCCTTGTTGCTCATGCACTCGTGAAAGGTGATGTTGTTCTTGTTGCAATAGTCCTCGATGATCACGAACGGAATGCTGGCCGCGTGCTTCATTTCCGAGCTGCCGTGGTGTCCGCCGTTGTGAAGCGCCTTCATGCGCTCGGCAATAGGCGTGCAGTCCTGGGTGCGCTGAACGGTCATGTTGCCGTCGTGGAAATGGAACTTCGTGTCGAGGTCGATCATGGTTACATGTTCTCCAGCGGGGAGACTTGCACGACGCCTGGTGCCGAGACTTGCAGGGCTGCGATCTTGGTCAGCCCACAGACAGCCAGAATCACGGCGTCACCCGGCTGAACCATCATGTCGGTGCTGACGGCAACAGGCGTGCCGGTGGCTTGCAGACGCACATAGGCGCCAGTGCTGGCAGTGATGCGGATATACCGAGGCAGCTCGCCGCTCGACATATTCGGAATGGTGGCATTTGCCGATGTGCCAGACGTGGCAAGGTTGACGCCCGTGGCAACGACCGTTACCGCGCCTTCGAAAGTGTTGCTCATGGGGAGCTTCCTCAAGGAAAACGCCCCCGAAGGGGCGATAGGTCAGGCTGGGTTCAACGTCACGCTGAGGTTGCCGACAGCCGAAGTGGCAGTGCCGGTCAGGTCGTAGGCGATCGAGTCGCCAGCGGCCAGCAGGAGGTCGCTCGCCGTGGTTGACAGGGTCAGCGCTTGCTGGGCGTTTGCGGTGCCTACTAGGTTGAAGCTGCCGGTGTGCAGCGCGGTGCCTGAGGTGATTGCGGTGCCGCTTGGGACCTTGCGGATGACCGCAGTGCAGGCGCCACCTGTGCCCGCAACGTCAACACGGCCACGAATGGCCTTGACCACGTATGGACGGTCAGCAGTGAACAGGGTGCAGTCGACGGTAGTGGCCAGATAGTTCAGCGTCACAGGGATGAAGCCGCCGTCACCGCCGGCAGACCCTTCGATCCCGAACGAGCCATCGCCAAGCTGTTTGAGCATGGGCATTTTGCTTACTCCAGAATGAGAAAGGGGAGCCGAAGCTCCCCTTGGGTTGTTGCCGTCAGGATCAGGCGACGTCGTAGACTGCGCCGTTGGCCTTCGGTGCGCGGGCGGTCACGGTCCACTCCACCACCAGCTCGCGCTGGAGGGCGTCACCGGTCTGAGCCAGCTCGATGGTCTGGAACGGACGCAGGTAGTCGATCGACCACTTGCCGGATTCCAGTACGAACACGTCGTTCGCATCCTGGAAGCGGGACGGTATGGCCTTCAGCTCGCCGAAGTCGGACACATACACGTCGACCGAGGCAAACAGCTTGGCGTCTTCGCTCTTGTCGAAGCGAGTGGAGTTGCCGGTGAAGGTCGAGAAGGTCTGCTTGGCAGCAGGAGGCAGAAGGATCGAGTCAGGATCGCCACCAGCGGTGAAGCATTTCTGCAGAACGTCCTTCAGGCGAGCTTCGGTGAAGGCAATCGCGGTGCCCTTGGTGCGTCCGGTGTTACCGGTGTACGACGCCAGGGTGCCGCCGTTGCGGTTCACGTTATCCACGACCCAGCCAACCAGGCCGCGCGCTTGACGCGGAGCGGTGGCAGTGACGTCGAGCTGGGTTGCCGAGCTTTCCATGTCACGGCGCAGCTCCAGCGCGGCCAGACTCAGCTGGTAGGCCAGCTCATCTTTGCGACCGGCTGGGTTCATAGCCTGCTGGGTGCCGGAAACCACCACGGTTTTGGTGGAGATCTGGGTGCGGTTGTTCAGGCGCACGGTTGGGGTCACCGCTTTGGCCGAGGCGTTATCACCTTCAGCCTGGGCGTTGTTGGTTACCGCCGATGCCAGATCCTGGGTTTGCCACTCGTGCAGAGTGTTGGACGCCTTGCCCTTGGCTGCCAGCGAGATGAACGGCGTGGCGGTCGGGGAAATGCGGTAGATGGTGTCGGTCAGGTCTTCACGGTTGCCGATCGCGGCAGTGGTGAGGAAAGTATTGCTGGGTGCGGCCATGATAGTGCTCCGAAATCAAAGGAATTGGGCGAATACAGCGGCGGCAGACTCAACGGTGCCGTTCTTGGCATGGTTCTTCACAGCGGTCGTGCGACCGTCTGCGTTTCCGTCGGATGTGACGCCGGGCTTGACCACTCGCTGCGGGGCTTCCTGGACCTTCTTGGCTTGCACGTTGGCTTTGGCCATCAGTTGGTCGTAGAGCATCGCTTTGCGGGCCACGATGACGTGGCGGTGGTCGGCAATGGACGAAATGTCCTCAGCCTCGAAACCCTGCTTTTGCAGGAACTCCGAGATAGCGGCTTTTTCGGCTGCAGCCTTTGCATCGTCTTTCCAGTCCGGGAGCTTGGCGAGGAGGTCTTCCTGCTGCTTGGCCAGATAACTTTGGTGGGCTTGTGCCTGTTCGTTCTGGAACTGCTGCGCGAGGTTTTTGCGTTCCTGCATGTTTTGCTGATACAGCGCCTGTCTCTGTTGAAAGAGATGCTGCTGTTTCAGGTACTCCACGGGATCTGACTCGAGCAGAGCTGGCCAGTCGATTTGACTTTGCTGCTCAATCACGCCTTCGAGCTGTACAGCCATGCGCTCAAGCTTCGAGTTGTACTCGAATCGCTCCTGCTGGGCCTTCTGCGTCTCGGCGTCTGCTGCTTTGCGTAACTCGGCCGCCTCCATCGTCTTTTTGGTGTAGTCAGACTGACGTTGGTAGCCGTTCAACAGCTCGCTGAGCGGAACCTCGACCTCCTTGCCGTCGATCTTGACGGTGAAGGTCTGCTGGTCCTGCTCCTGCTCGCTGGATTCTGCTTCTTGCTCCTGCTCAGCCTCGACTTCAGGCTCAGCAGCTTGCTCTTCGTGCTCTTCGGCGCCCTGCTCCTGTTCGGTCGCAGCCGGCGGCTCAAGCAATGCAGCGAACGCCGCAGCGCCGCCATCAACAGTCAGCGCCCCGCCGCCATCGCCGACGGATTCGTTCATCAGGTAATGGCCAAGTGCGCGGTGAATAAACAAGCTCATTGATTGTCCCCTATGGGATTCAGTTGCGAATGATTACGGACTTGCCGGTGAGAAAAGCCTTCAGAGCCGCAAGCTCTCTTTTGCGCGCTCCATGAGCGACTGCTGGTAGATCCTCTCCTTGTCCGCCAGCACCCCCGTTTCCAGGCTCGACGTGAGCGCCGCCTTCAACTTGGTCAGGAGCTGCAGCGTCAGGAAGATTTTTTCCCTTGCCTCCACGTCCCTTGCCGGTGAGGTTCGCCATGCGTTGGTCAACTCCTGCTCTATGCTTTCGAATGCCCAGTTGAACTGCTCGTTTTCGAGGCATTCACGGGCGCGGTTGCTGTTGTAGATCCGTTCTTCAAGCGTCGCCATCAGCTGGCCCTTTCTGTTCGAAATCCTGCGATGCCTTCATCTGCGCCGAGCTGAGCGTGGTTTGCTGGGCGATCTGCGCGACGGCGATGCGCGTCTCGGCGTCGAGTTCGGCCTTCCAGCGGTCGAAGTCGAGCTGCATGGCGAGCTGCTGGGTTTTCTGTTGGTCTTTCAAGGCGTCAAGCTCGGCCTGCTGCTGGCTCTGCAGCGTCTTCTGGTCGGCCTCTACCTGCTGACGGTTTGCGTCGACCTGGGCCTGCATCTGCATCTTGGCCGTTTCGAGCTGGAGCTCATGGTTGCGCTTGGTCTCGTCGAGCTGGGCGTTGTGCTGCAGTTCAAGTTGCTTGATCTGCATGCTGGCCTGGATCTTGGCCTGCTCGACCTGCATCTGCGCTTGAGCCTTCTGCTGCTCAGGGTCTGGCTTGTCCTGCTGCGGGTTTTTCGATGGGTCGGTGAAGAACTTGTCGGCGTTCTTGAAGCCGAGCTGCTTCGAGAGCTCGGTGGCCGCGTGATAGATGTTGTCCGGGGTGGCAATGCCGATCGCCATGCCCTGCGCCTGAACCATGCCGAGCATCTGCAGGTGCTGGATCTTCTGATCCTTGTTGCCCATGCCGATGCCGACGTTGATCGTCACATCGAACTGATTGCTCCACTCGCGTGGATCGACCGGCACCCAGCCGCCGGTGAGCTTCACAATCTGCTCTTTCTGCTGGTACTGGCAGACGAGCTTCAGGATCAGCTTGAACAGGTCGACGTAACCCTCAGAGAAGTTCCGAGCGATCAGGTCGAGGCGCATATCGGCGCGGTTGGTGATGACGTTCACGCCGGTCGCGGTGTCGTTCAGCGAGCCGCTGTCATTGCCCTGGCTGTAGCGCGTCCAGCCGGTCTTGTTCTCCAAGTCCTGCTGCATGTACTCCATCATCTGCATGGAGTTGCCGATATCTGGTGCGCCCTGGTCGAGACGGCCTGTGGCTCCCTGCTCCTTGATCCGTACGACGCCACCCGGGCGCGAGGTTAGAAGGTCATCAAGATTGACCTTCCCTTCTACCGCGAAATACCGACCGTTGACGGCCAGGTACATGTTGTCGAGCTGCGCACGCAGGATGCTGGTCTTGGTGCGTTGGCTTTCCATGGCCAGATCAGCGATGGACAGGCCGAAGAACTGGTGAGGCAGCGGTACAGGCGTGATCGACACGAACGGGATGCAATCGACCGGCTCGTTGTCCAGCAGCGTGTTACCGGCCATCGTGATCTTGCGCAGCTCTGCAATGCCGTCGCCGTCGAAGTCGCAGCGCATGTAGGCCTCAAGCACCCACACGTTGTTCTGGCTGTCGTCGTTGGTCGCGTCGTTGTCGATATAGGCGTTTTCGTCGTTCCAGCTGTTGCGCTGGATGCGCTCCGAGTTCATCGCCTGACCAGAGTCTTCAGACCCGAGGTCGTCCACGTTCTTGTAGCCCATGGACTTCAGTTCGGACTTGGTACGCTGCACGCGGTGCGCGACGAACTTGGCCGTCTCGATGTCCTTGGCGTTGCGAGCAATCAGAAACTCTTCAGGCGGCACGTTCTCGATGCAGACTTTGCCGTCGGTCTTGGTGCGCTTGCAGACGACGTCATAGACCATCACAGGCGGCTGAGCTTCGATCTGCTGGATTTGCTGCATGACCTGAGGCGCTGATTGCGGCTGAGCCTGGGCCTGCTGCATCAACTGCATGATGGCCTGCTGACGCTGCTTCTGATCGTCCTCATCGATGCGCGTGTCCTGCTCGACGACTTCAATCTCATCGTCTTCAAGCAGCTGGGCGACCTCAACCTCTGACAGGCCGCGATACTCTTCACGAGTTTCCTCGTGGCGCGTGTCCCACCAGACCTTGACGATGCCGT